AAAAAGAATCTGTTGCAGAAAATCAACTGTGGTACAACAGTAGACAAAAAGCCAAGACCAATCCTGCCTTGCAAGAAAGTCTAGATCGTGTTAAAATACTATACGAATTAATAAATCAAAATGAGCGATAAACTATCAATTGGCAATGAGATGAGACAGTTTGATCTCAAGAAGCGCGACTTCTATGACAGTCTCACACCCGAGGAACGCAAGAAGTTTTCAACGTTCCTTATGCTACGCTGGGGCTCCGCAGTCGAAGGCTCAAGAGAGTTGCAGGAGTTTTATGTTATTGCCACAAACGAACGACTGAACAAACACTTTTTTGATCTGGGCAAGCATCCAAAGCTGCAATGGTTGTTGGCAACTACAG